AGCTGCTTTTTTGCAGCTATGCGTACGTTTAGGTTTAGTTGGTCGTTTTAAGCCGACCCACTTTCGACTGCATGACCAGTCTTAGGAATGTTATTCTCTATTTGATTGCATGATCAGTCATATAGAGGTCTTACCGTTTCTAATAGTGTTTAAACCCTTTATCCGGATTTTTGTTTTGGATTTGTCACCCATTACACCATTTTGAAGACACCCCCCGATTGCTAGAATTAGCATGAGTAAAGTGAATTTTTAGTATTGAGTTTGTCCTTATGTCTTCGGGACTATACTATGATATACTAAATAAAAGATGATAATATTGTTGGAAAAGATCACTAAAGCTTTTTTCAATATACTATAGAGTTGAGACTCAGGGCCTAGGAAACCCGAATTGTGTTGAGACTGTGTAACCTACTGTGAAGAAAATGTTTTAAAAATAAGTTCACAGAGGCGTAGCAAAGCCACGTATAGTTTATTGATCAAGGTAGTCTTGATTTTACCACTAGAATATTGAGCCGTATAAGTTTTTGGACCTATAGTTGTTGCTGTTAATGTCATTATGAAGAGTTTTGGACTCAAGCTTTTGACACACTATAGGATCTCTGGCGCCTTTGGAAAAGCGCTATAGAGCAAATACGTTGGTCAGGAGGGAGAACCAGACCCTCCAATTCCTGATCTATCGTTCGTATTACACCACGGCTGTGTATTACGTTTATCCGTGAAGAGTCATGGGCCCTCTGTATGGGTTAATATACAGATCCTCCTCCTCTTTGTGATCGGTTTACACAAAGTCAAAATAACAAGAAACTAGTCCCCCAAAAAGCAAATATGAAAAGTAAGTTTATGATTTAGTAGTTCTATGCTTAGATTAGTATTTAAAATTGACAAAATGTGGACCGATAATAATTTGACAGGAAAAATTGTTTCTCTTTTAAAAGGAGGAGAACATGCCCATGAGGTAAATTATCCTTTAGAACCCCAGTTTGGGTTCGAATTTGACCGTAGCTCCTTGCGTGATTGCAATGCGATGAATCATATTGAAAATTTCTTCGCTCTATGTTTTTTGCTTAAGGATGTTACTAACACTCGACAGGCTGCTGCCGCTATTTTCCTATATGTAAAGACCCATTACAATGATTCTGTATTGGTATCTGTAAAGGAATTTTTGGTAGAAAATTGCCTGTTTTCTGTACGCGATTTACAAGATATTTCTGTCAGTACAACCAGTTCTGCTGGTTATGAGGCTGACGATGAATTTGAAGTTCAATCTGGAACTGAACATTGGCTGAATGCTCTGCGTGATATTAAAGACAATTGGATGTCTATCATCAGAGCTCCTGTGTTTTCCAAAATTTCAAAATTGATTAGTATGTGTGCCGCTCTTGGTTTGTGCAATCTTGCACATTTTGATTTTGACATACAAGGTATTCGCGTATTTTCAATTCCCGCCTATGGCAAGCATGTTGCTGCAGTTGATTTCATCACTGCTTGCTTTGAAACAGTTGAACTGTTTGTCAATGGTGGATACGAGTGTTTTAAGTCTGGTTCTTTGACTCCTTTACTTTTTGAAGATAAAGCCGCACAACAGTTTGAACAAGAGTTTTTCAAAGTGCGAGAGCTTTCAACTACTGTGAAATGTGGTAATCTAGAAAAGTTAACAGGTATGAAAGACAACGATTACGGTGCTCTGTTAGATGATTTGATTGATAGAGCGGACCGATATTTACAAAACATGCCCTCATCTTTTGAGAGAAAAGTTATGTCAGGTCGCCGTGAACAGCTGTCTTTTTTGCGTATGGACTATATTACTTATCGTGTGTCTGGGAAGATGCGCCAAGCCCCTTATGGTATTTTTATACATGGGAAGCCTGGTGTAGGTAAATCATACACTATGAATTTACTCACGCGAGTTGTATTGAAGTCCAATTCCTTCAACGCTGACGATGATCGTATTGTTGTCATTAATGAGGCTGATAAGTTTATGTCCAATATTAAAGCACATGTGAATGCAGTGCTTATTGATGATATGGGCAATACTAAGCCAGATTTCGTTGAAAAATCACCTGCGCAAAAAGTCATTGAATTGATCAATAATGTACAGTATTATGCCAATATGGCTGATGTTGACCAGAAAGGTAAAATTTCGTTGGAACCTAAAGTTGTTATGATTTCAAGTAACTTAACTTTGCAGCGTATTGCTGCCACTTATTCTAATGATACCATGTCCATCATGCGTCGTGTATTGCATATTAAGCAAGACACACGCCCTGAATACCGTATCGAAGGTACTGATATTGTTGACACCGCTAAGGTAATGCGAGACTTCGGGGATGATCCATTCCCCGATATCTATCTTTTCGAGGTATCCCGTGCTAAAGTTATTGGAGGCAAGAGTGCCGTAGAACCTGTTCCAGGTCTGCCACTTCAATGCAATCTTAAGCAATTGACTGCATGGCTTGTAGAGGACACCAAGTCGCATTTCCTTCACCAAGATTTTGTTGTAAAACATACACAAGATATGGCTTCAAAGATCGAAGTTTGCAATGGGTGTTCTGCACCCAAGTGCGTATGTACGTGTTACCATAAAGACACTGATGATGTGTCAGTTGATATGGACGCCGTGCGCGACTTTGTAGACGACGATAGTTTGGATAATCAAGCTGGATTCACTGGAAATTCATTTAACAGTGGATGGCGAGATTTCGCAGAAACTGAACGCAACACCCGCAGAGGTGATGCTGATATGGCTTTGGACCATAATTGGGTTTTGCGTTTGTTTAATCACTTGCCAGACTGTATGTTTAACAATACCATTATACAGTACATTTACTTCTTATTGCGCTTACGTAGTATTGCGCGTAAATTATATGAAGAGCGTGCTATATGGTGTTATATCTTGTTTATTTTATCTTATTGCTGCTTTTTGAATGTCGCATTTGGTATATGTGGCTTCACTATTGTGATTTACATCTTCTTAATTGAATGTTGGAAAGTTCACAAGCAGCTGTGTATGGCTCGTGCCAATGAACCTGGCCAATTCCGCAATATGTTGTACGTTATTCGTCACGACAAACGGTTGCGCCTGCTAGGTTCTTGTGCACTTATGGCCGCAGTATATAAGATATTAAAATATGCTTTTTCGGCATATAAATTATCTAGTCAAGGTAGTCTTTCTCCTTCTAACGAAGCGGAAGTACGCCAGCGTGATGCTGAAGCCAACCCTTGGATAGGTGTCCATGTCGAGAAACCACCACAAACTTTGAAAGTTGATTGTACCAGTGAACAGTTGTGTAATGCAGCTGGGAAGAATTTAGCTTACATGCGTATGCCTGAACACCCTGATGGTGTCGCTACTAGCAACGCATTTTTTATAGATAGTCAGAAGGTAATTATACCGGACCATATGGTCTATGACAAAGAAATCTACGCTGAATTTTACGGTGCAAAAGCATTTGATAGTTTCCTTGGAGAACATGCAAAGAAACCTATTTGCAAAGTACGTCTTAGTATCACTGAGAGTCACCTTGTAGGAAAGGACTTGCGAATGTTTCATGTACACAATGGAAAAACCTGGGCTAATAAGCTCAAGTTTATTGCTGAAAAGACCGTTTCTAGGTCTCCTGCCATTTTGCTTTATCGCGATTATTATGGAGATTTGTTACAACAGCAAGTTTCGTGCACTTACAAACATTCTATAGGCATAGGTGGCAAGACTATGCCTGCCTATATGTACAACACCAAGGAACCCACTTTCAAAGGGATGTGTATGTCACTTATTATTTCCGAAACTAAACCAAGTGTGATCTTAGGCTTTCATTTAGGTGGAAAAGGTGTAGTAGGTGCCGGAGGTTGTGTAACTCGTACAGAGCTTGTAGAAGCTATAGAGAGTATTCACAATCGAAATCCACATTTGTTGAAAGCTCATAGTGGTGGGGACTTTCCTCCAGTCATTTATGACAAGGAGATAATAACTAGTCCCGTTGTACACGAAAAGAGCTTTTTCAACCATTTACCCGTCGAAACCAGTATTGATGTTTTTGGTTCTACTTTTGGGCGAGCGAAAGCTACATCGTCCAAAGTTATACCAACTTTGATATCTGACTCCGTTGCAGAAATTTGTGGTGTACCCAATCAATGGGGAAAACCACGATTTCATAGATGGGTAAATTATTGGGAAAATTTGCAGAAATTGCAAACGCCCAGTACTGGATTTCCAGCAGAAGCTTTGAAGTGGGCATGTGAAGATTACATTGCCCCACTGCGAGAACTGATCCAGAAGCCTATGTGGAAGGAAGACGTAAAACCTGCCACTTGGATGCAGACTTTGTGTGGGAGAGATGGTGTTCGCTTTTTTGCGAAGATACCACCCAACACTTCAATTGGTTTTCCCCTTTCTGGTCCTAAAAAGAATTATATGATTGCTTTGGATCCAGAGGAGTACCCAGATTTTGCATGTCCAATGGATATGGAACCTCAGTTCAAAGAAGAGGTTGAACGAGTCAAGCAAGTTTACCTGAGTGGTGAACGCGCCTATCCTATTTTTAAAGCTGCATTGAAGGATGAGCCTACGAAGCTCACTAAAACGAAAGTTAGAGTTTTCTTTGCTGCTCCCTTTGCATTGCAAGCTTTGGTCCGTATGTATTTTTTACCAATTGCACGCTTTATCTGCATGAATCCGCTTGTAGCGGAATGCGCAGTCGGTGTGAATGCGATTGGACCAGAATGGGACGAACTTGTTCGACATATCACCAAATTTGGTACAGACAAGATTTTGGCTGGAGATTATAGTGATTTTGACACTAAGATTCCCGCACAAGTAACATCTGCTGCATACAATATTTTTATCCAGTTGGCTGAGGCCACTGGAAATTACACAGCAGACGATATTAAGATTATGCGTGGTATAGCCACTGATTGTACCCATCCCACAATCGCTTATGATGGTGTGTTGATGATGCTTGCTTGGTTGCATGCGTCAGGTATTAACATTACTGTTTTTATTGGAGGTATTTCAAATAGCCTCCAACAGCGATGTGGATTTCACGATATCGTTAAGGATAACGATTCTGTATTGTTTGACCAGCTTATTAAGCACAGCAAAACTTTCCGTGATTTCGTCGCAGCTATGAATTACGGCGATGATATGGATAGTTCAGTTGATGAGCAAGTCAATTATTACAATCACATTTCGTTCCGGGATTATTTGGGCAAGTATGGTATGATTTTAACCATGCCCGACAAAACTTCGGAACCAGTTCCTTTCATGGACTTTAAAGACACAGATTTTTTGAAAAGAAAAAGTGTCAAAGTAGAAGGAACCGATCAGTGGATTGGTGCACTAGATAAAGGCTCAATTTTTAAGAGTTTGCATCAAGTGCTTCGTTCCAGTGCTATAACAATGGAAGAGCAATGTGCTCAGAACATTGATGGTGCATTACGAGAAATGTGGTGTCACGGAACTTCCGACTATGAAGAGTTGCGTGCCCAGTTAAAAGAAGTTGCAGAGCGTCATGGTATAGCCCATAGATGTCTGCGATTAGATGTATGCTGGGACGAAGCTTTTGATGAATATCGTGAAAAATATTTTGGAGAGAAGCGAGAGCTTCCTGAGGAAGTTCACTTTGAATTAGAATGTCAGAGTGGACATGAGGATATCGAATTAGACCAACGAGAAGTTAGCCGTGAAATTGTAACATGGCGAAATTCGCATTTGGTCGAACGAGATCCCAATTCTGACAAACCCTTTTATGATGATGAACGTTATTTTTGTATTAAACGTTCACATGCATTTAACCATTTCAATGGCTTTGATTTAAGTGCCAATAGTAAGTGGATATTAATTCCACGAGTGAAGGCCAATTTTATAGATTTAATAAAGTCATTACACGCGAAACCAGCATTTTACCAAGATGAAATTTTCTTTAAAGGTGAGTTGGTTGGCGATATTGATTTGGGTTTTGTCATCAAAGGAGACCTTTTTATTTTCGAAATTAAGAAGTCTCCCAAGCGTACCCCACGAGGTAACGCACAAGCCAAGTTGAATTTGTTTCACCTTCAGATGATGAACGCTGGAAAGCGTATCCATTCTTTTGTCGTACGAGATGACATTATTAGTCATATCGCGAGCAATTGTACTCCGACGAAGAAACAACTGAAGATGGGTATCTTTGACTAGGCAATCCCCGTCCTGGGAAGGACGCTAAATATATCCAAACCACAACATGTTGATTACGGTCATTCACATAGGTTCGCTGTACATTCACCCTGTGTAATGAAACGCTCATGTTGTGTTGAAAATTAGGATGTCCGTGTCCGTAGTTTGAGGCTACTACGGGTGTATATATAGTCTTACAGAAACACAAAATAAAATTAGTGACTTAGCTGTCACACTAAAATCACAAACTGTCTCTACTAATGACGAAAGCCCTGGATTTGAACAACGCGTTGCGTCGTGTTATGATGAAACCAGAACGCTTGCTGATAATAATGAGACAGATTTAGCAAATTTCTTTGAGCGCCCAATCGTGCTCAATGATTTCGAATGGTCTACTACAGTGCGTTTTTATGACTTCTTCGACCCTTGGGATCTATTCCTTACCAATGTGCGTATATCCAACAGGATGAACAATTTTCACTTATTAAAAGGAAAGTTGCGATTACGCTTTCAAATAAATGGTAATGGTTTTTACTACGGTCGTTTGTTAGTCAATTATTTGCCACGCTTTACTTCAGATGACATGTCTTTCGATCGTCCGCTAATTAATGCAGACAATGTCGAAGCGTCACAGCGTCCGAAATTATATTTAGACCCCACACTGAATGAAGGAGGCGACTTGACGTTGCCTTTTCTTTGCCCTACAGACTCTTTGAGTCTTGTTGAGGGGGATTGGAGTGATATGGGCAGCATTTCAATGCGTGAATTAAATCAGTTGCGTCATGCGAATGGCAATACTGATCCCATTACCATAACTGTCTTAGCGTGGATGGAAGATGTAGTTCTTTCTGTTCCCACTGCTAATAATATGGCTTCGTTAGATGCCCAGTCGGGGATTGAACTCGAACCCCAGATGGCTGTCAAGAAGCGTAAACCCAGAACCTCAGTTAAGTCCAATAAGTCCGACGAGTACGGCAGTGGACCTGTATCCGGACCTGCTTCAACTGTCGCACGTATTGCGGGCTCTCTTACTAACGCTCCTTTCATAGGCCCCTATGCTAGGGCCACGGAAATAGGAGCTAGTGCTCTCGCTAATGTTGCGAAAGTGTTTGGGTATTCTCGAGCACAAACTTTAGCTCCCACACACACCTATACCCCTCGTTATATTCCAAATATGGCAAATACTAATACGCCAGATACCAGTAATAAGCTTGCAGTTGATTGTAAGCAGGAATTGACTATCGATCCAGCTGTTGTTGGCTTAGATAGTGGGGTAGATGAAATGACTGTGCAGTCTATTTCCACACGTGAATCTTTTATAGAATCAACTGTTTGGAATCAGTCAGACGCTGCAGGCCAGATCTTATGGTCTATTGGTGTTTCGCCTTGTGTGACACGCCAGTTTAACCCGGGTGGTGGTGAGCCCATCGAGTATCATTCGACTGCATCTAATTTTGCATCAATGCCTTTCCGATATTGGAGAGGCTCAATGAGATACCGATTTCAAATTGTGTGCTCAGCATACCATAAAGGACGTTTACGTCTACAATGGGACCCTTATGGTTATACAAATCAAGAATATAACGTTCAACATACACATATCATAGACATTGCTCAGGATACTGATTTTTCTATTGACATTGGTTGGGGCTCGAAGTTCGGATGGCTTTATGTCACCGGTATGACAGCTCCAGAGAAATTTGTTGTACGTGGTCCTTACACAGGTACAGCAGCTGATCTTATCACAAATGGCACCCTCACTATGAGTGTGCAGAATATCCTCACAGCACCAAATGCTAGTGCAGGACAAGAAGTAGAGATTAATTGTTTTTGCTCTACTTGTGATGACTTTGAAGTTGCTGTTCCTGATTGTGAAAATATTAGTAATGTCGTATATTTTTCTGACTTTACTCCCGGTAGCGGTTTGGAACCGCAATCCGGTGTTGAGCAACAAGGAGATACCGAACAAACTGAAGAACCGTCTCGCCCCGAGCTCTGGATGACAGAGTCTCGTAAGGGCAATCAATTGGACATCACCGATTATGGAACTTCCGTATATCATGGTGAGTCAATTACTTCGTTTCGGAGTCTCCTTAAACGATATTGTAATCAGGGATTCGTGCCTTTGGCAGCTGGCTCTGATGCTCTTTGTTTTCACAATTTTTATCATGATTTGTATCCACCATATCCTGGACCAATAGGTACAAATGCCTCATGGACAGTAGATGGAATTCGCGCTGTTAATTACAATCAAGCGAGTTTATTTACCTATTTGTCTGCTGCTTATATTGCGCAGCGAGGAGGCTCAAGATGGAAATTTACAAAATTAAATTACTATCTTGCTACTGGTTCAGAACCCAGTGGCGTTATGTACGCCATCGGTGGTCCAAAGACCACCACAATTTCGAGTGGCGATTATACAGTAGATATTTCCACACTAGCTAATGCGAATGCTAACAACTCACAGTTAGTTCCAAATACCTGGTGTGGAGCAGAGGCTACTGTCACCACTCAAAATGCTACAGTGGAATGTGAAGTTCCCTATCAGACACAACGACGTTTTGCAGATGCTAGAAATATTTCTAGATTAAATGCTACGTCAGATCGCTTTGTCCGCTTCAATTTGATTGAACGTGGAGTTGCTGGTCTTCCACCCACTGTTATTGCAGCTCATGCTGCTGCTGAGGATTATTCATTACATATGTATATTGGTCCTCCCGTTATGTTCGAGAGAGCATAATTATATATTGTATTTTATATATTTACATATTACATATCCCAGAGCTCTTTGGAGTTCTCGGACTCCATTGCGCTTTTTGCGTAATGTACATTTACCCATGTGCAACC